CCAGTCTCCATAGGGAATTCTCCCTACGGGCTGGCGTCGTCTGTACCTTTAGCTAAACTCTAGCTATGGGTACCCTTTGGGAGACTATGAGATGAGTTTAACCGATAGCCCGTATTCACTCCGACTTACAACTGTCGTAGCGATTTTGGACATTCTGTCAACTCGTCTCACAGGCTTAGGGGCTAATGATATCCTTCAAAAAGATACCGTCGACCTCGTCCCGAAGGTGCTTTCACTAGAAGTTCTAATGGAAGCAGCTCTTGTCATAGTGGAAACACTTGGCAAGAACAAATCGCACATTCCCTATGAACGGGCACTGTACGAAGAAGCCCACCGTTTGGCACGAAACTTAAAAAGATTTTTACAGGCGGCAGAATGAAAATGTCACCTATTCAAATCATTTCCGTATTGTGCTTTCTCGGTGCATTAGTTGTTCATTTAGCAAGTTCAACTGCTGAATTTCTTACAACTTGGCAGAGTCCTTGTGCTACTGTGCACAAGGAACCGGCTGAGAGGCGTTAATTATGGCATACACAGAACTTCCCGGTCTTCATCACCAGAGATTTTACAATTCTAGTGGTGAGGATACGTTGGTTGTTACCAACCCGGTAGCGTACGTGTCGGCTTATACACGCGAATCTCAGTTGACCCCTGGTTTTATGTCGATGGCCCGGAACAAAAAGAACCGGAATATCGACCTCCCAATGAACCCCTTTAACTTTAACAAAGTTGAAGCAAAGGGGCGCAACGGGACCCGCTTTTCTCAGTCGCTCAATAATGCGACCGGGGAATGGTGGGTTTACCAGGATTCAGGTGACTGGGGATTTAATCTCAGTCCACCCGGTAATGACCCCGACAACATTGATGCTCTCGACGCCAAAGCTTTGACGAAACTCCTTGGTCGTTTGCACGACCAATCAGTAAACGTCGCTGTCTTTGTCGGCGAAGGCAAACAAGTTGTTAACCTCTTTGGTAACACTATACAGAGGATTACAAAAGGCGGACGCGCTTTATCGCGCGGCGACTTTGTAGGGGCAGCCCAGGCGTTTGGTGGGGTAACGTTGCCACCAGCGATGAGAGGGACGGCAGGAAGAAATTTCTCCCGTCAAATTCAACGCGAGCCACGGGCACAGTACAGGCAAGCTTTTGCTAATGCCTGGTTGGAACTGCAATATGGTTGGAAGCCTCTTCTTTCGGACCTCTACGGGGCTTGCGAATTTCACGCAAACCAGCAGTGGAGGGTTCCCCGAATGCGGGAGACTTCGGTTCAATCGAACCACAAAGAATGGACCGATGGAGGGTCACTTGGACCCGACTTCGATAAACTCATTGTGTATTCCCTTGACACTACCGTAAGGTACACCATATACTTCTCAGAGACAGATGCTCAGCCTCTGGCAGCCTTGGGACTTGTAAACCCTTTGGCTGTTGCATGGGAGTTAGTTCCTTACTCGTTCGTTGTTGACTGGTTCATACCTGTAGGCACGTACTTGACACAACTAGGGGCCACTTCTGGTCTCCAATTTATCAAGGGGTGCAAAACGGTATTTATCAGAGCCAACGCGACCGCAACGTACAGCGGCAAAAGTTACAATGTAGGCGATTGGAGTTATCGTAACTATGATTCCACTCGTGAAAGTGTGCAACGTATTTCGTGTTCTCGCACGGCATTGGGATCTTTCCCTTCTCCGGCAATTCCACGATTTAAGTCACCATACTCTCACCTACATGCAGCTAATGCCATCGCACTTTTACAGCAAGTCTTCAAGAGGTAAACAACCATGGCATCAATTGCCCCGGTGTTGGTCTCTGGCATATGTAGCGGTCTGCTCACTACTACGAGCGCGACCGTTGCCAGCGACCGCACCTTCACTCCAGACGGTTTCACGAAAGGTGGCGTAGCCACATACCGTGACCTGACCGCAGCAAATGCGCTCGGGGCACCGAAGCTGACGATGTATCTGCGTCCTCCTACCAAGGAGTCGCGGGTATACAAGGCTTCAATGAAGCTGTTGCTCCCCACTCTCGAAACGGTAGATCCGGCAACCGGGATTTTTGGCCCGGTGTTGGCCTACAATATCGAGGCTCATCTTGATGTTCTCATGCACGAACGTTCGACACCTGCCGAACGCTTGGTCATGTTGAACAACTTGGTGTCACTGCTGTCTGTGACGGTCCAAGCCAGTGATGCATCGCCAAGCAGCTCGATTTCGAGCCCAATGGTTGATGCTATCAAGGACTTGGCCTCCCCCTACTAACCGGTTTTTGTATCAACCGGGTTCCGGGCTCCCACGTTGGGTGCTCGGCCGGCCGGTCAGTAAGTCTGCTTCAGGTTTTTGGTACAAACCAAACGTGGCGTACCTTAAAGTACACACGACTGGTGGTATCACCTACGTGAATCAGAACCTAGCTCTCGGTAATCGTAGTCTCCCTGATAAGATCTCTCTCGAGACCTTCCAGAGTGGCGGCGCTTTTCCGAATAGGTGGGGAACTCCGTTGTGAGCTGTCTAATCAACAAGTGGAGAGGTATATGTCTTCTAAGAAGCGATATACTCATCGTCAGAATGTCGATGTGGAAGTACGCGAACCGTTCGTAGTCACTACTGAAGCAGTCCAACGTTACTTCGAGGCCCTTGATTGTCCAAAGAGCTTAGCGGCTAGTCTACTCTTCAAATATGGAGAGCATGATCAGCTTACTGAGCTCGCGGCCAATCCTCAAGACTATAACTCAAGTCAAGAGTTTAGGGATGCTTACCTTGCTAGCACATTTCTTTCGAAGAGCACGTTTTTATCGTGTTCTTTTGATAAACGTGTGTTAGCTATTGAGAAGTTCAAGAAATTTGAGTCTCAATGTAAGGAAACTAACTTGCGTTTCAGTGCTTACAACGCTGCCCAACGGAACGAGTTCCATGGGCACGGTGCTTTGCTTTGTGCAATGCGCCGTAAAATACGTAAAGTGCTGGGCGAGTTTTGTCCTCTTGAAATGATGGATATGGCTTCTTGGGGGCCGGGTGTTTCAACGCTTATCAAAGGCGAAGAGACGCACGGTTCTAAGAAGTTCCAGTTCGAAACTGGAATAACGCGTGATTTGTACCCCCTAGTCAAGGATTTGTTTCCCTTGGCGTACCCCGGATGGTGGCAGTCCCTCGTAGAAAGAGAGGGATTCCCGCACTTTGAGGTTGGGAATACAGTTATAACCGTGCCTAAGTCTTCGAAGATTGATAGGGTCATTGCCGTTGAACCCGGATTAAACCTCTGGTTTCAATTAGGCATTGGCTCTATGATATCTCGAAGGCTGGCAAGAGTGGGAGTTAACTTACATTCGCAGAGGAGAAATCAGCTACTTGCTCGCAAATCGTCACTTGATGGTTCGCTTGCAACTGTTGACTTTTCTTCCGCGAGCGATTCCATTTCATCGAATTTGGTACGGGATCTTTTTTCAGAAACCCGCATTTGGTTCGATATCATGGATGTCGCACGCTCCCAGTTCGGTTACATAGATGACTCGAGGTTCAAATGAGAGAAATTCTCCAGTATGGGGAATGGCTTCACCTTTCCCCTCGAGTCGCTCATCTTTTATGCAGCGGCGGCTGTTTGCTGTGAAAAGCTTCAGCTACCGCTACAGGAAGTGAGTGTCTACGGTGATGATGTAATTGTCCCTGTAGGCGCCTATGAGTTGTTTTCCTCTTTCAGTAGTTTTCTTGGGTTCACAGTAAATCCTGTGAAAAGCTTCTCTACTGGTAACTTTAGAGAAAGCTGTGGTTCCCACTACTGGAAGGGGGTTAGTACTAAGCCGCTGTTCCTTGTGGACAGTTTGACCTCAACCCAAAAAGTCTTTAACTTTGCTAACTCGCTCCGTATCCGGTTTCACTTCCCTTATTCACCGTCTGGTGGGTTCGGGTGTGATGCCAGAGTAAGGAGCTTGTTTTATTGGTTACAGAAGCGTGTTCCGAAGAAATATCGGTTTCATGTTCCTGCTACCTTTAACGCTTTATCGGGAGAGATTGAACCCCTTGAAGGGGGTTTTATCTCTAACTTCGATGAAGCGAGCCCGAGTAAGGAAAGACGCGGTATCGAAGGATACCGTTTCAATCGGCTCGCGTGGGTTGCTGTGAAGCAAGAGGTCCTTTATGTCGGGCATTTATATGCCCGATTATATGACCTTAGTACTAATGAATCTTCCGACCAGGAAGATTCAACAACGCCGGCTCCCTTGTCTGTTTTGTTGCGGGTGGAAACACTCCGCATCGCAGCCAAAACTTTTTTACACTTAGAACCCAAAGCAACGGCTGACGGAAATTCTGTCAGCCTGCGCAATGTGACTAGGTGTCTTAAGGTTACGGGGAGAACTCGTCGGTGGTACAATCTCGGACCATGGATTTAATTTTGGTCTTTTATCCTGCCTTTCTTTAGAAATAAAGGGAGAGCCAACAGAAC